CTACCCTTGAATCAGCTACTAATACTCAGATAACGGTTATTGCTCCTAAAACAAACGACTTCGGTAATGCAATACAAAACACTGCAAACGCTATCTTTCTTTTTGTAGATAATAATACACTCTTTGATCCCGGTGAAAGAATTCTGCAAGGATCACCGCAATTTGCAAATGGTACCATTATTGCAAGTAATTCCTCACTTATTGTTGTAGATCCCACAACTGCTAACGGTACATTTATAACTTCTAATAACGGCGGCTCTCCGGTCAATGAAGTATATAACACTGACGGGGGCTATGCCATAGTATCAGAAGCAAGATATAGTAACGCTTATTCGTACAAGCTGTTTGGAACAACAACAAAAGGTGAATCTTTTATTACTGATTTTAATGCTTATACTTCTTCCGCTCTTGCTAAAGGTAGAGTTCTAAGCAAGTCAAATAATACCTTAACAGTAAAAAGATTAAGTTTATTTACTGAGTTTGCCCCTACTACATCTAATAATCTAATCGGTAAAACTTCTGGTGCTAACGCCTCTATTACGTTTGCATACCCCGACACTACATCTAACGTTGCCGGATTCAACGCTATACTATCTTCAAACGTAGTGGCTGCTTCTGGGGGTATTTCTAATGTGTCTATAAAGAACTCAGGGTTTGGTCATATAGATCAAGAAATTTCTACAATTAGGTCGTTAGACGGGCTTAGGGAAGCAACCATTAAACTTACTTCTAATAATCAGGGTACCGGCATTCCATACTATAAAGATACAAAAGGCTTTTTAAGCAACAATAAATATATTTACGACGGACTATATTACCAAGATTATTCGTATGTAATTAACTCCGAGCTTTCATTTGAGAGGTACGGTGATATGCTTAAAGAAGTACTACACATCGCCGGCACAAACATGATTGGAGGAATTAAATTTGTTTCTACCTCTAACGTACAGATTACAGTTGAACCATCATCTATCGAGATATCATGACAAATTTAGTAACTAAAAAATTTAGAACACATCTTGCCGAACAATTTATAGAATCGTTCGTTGAACCTGCAAATAACATTTACTATCTTGCAACCGGCAAGCACACACCTTACTCCGGTAACGATTCAGTAGTGCCTGTACCATACGATACAACCTCAGAGACATTGATTGATCCATATCAGCAAATAGTGTTTGGTAAAAAGATAGCTGCTACCGATGTATCCATAATGACAAAAAGATATGATTGGGTTGCCAATACTGTTTATGCTTTGTATGATGATACTGATACAGATTTATTAGATAGTAATTTTTACGTAGCCGTTGATGCCGGATCTATTTACTATGTCTACAAAGTTCTAGACAATAACGGCGGTGCTCGATCTACTGTGCAGCCATCAGACACTTCCGAAAGCGCTTGTAATTTTATAACCACCGGTGACGGTTATAAATGGAAACTAATGTATAAAATGAGCGATAGTGATTTTGAAAAGTTTGCAACAACAGATTATATGCCTGTTGTTACTAGCGCAAACGTTGCTGGTAATACAGTTGCAGGAGCTATTGATACTGTAATTATTTCCTCTCCCGGTGCTAATTTTTATTCTACTCTTACTGGAACATTTATTTCTGATGATTTAAGAGATAATATTCCTACTATAACCGGTAACAATGTAACGTATAGACTGAACGCTAACGCCTCATCAAATTCAGATTTCTATGTCGGCTCCTCACTTTACATTGATTCAGGAGTAGGTGCTGGACAAATAAGAAAGATTGTAAATTATAATTCTAGTAGCAGAGTTGTTACTGTTAATAGCGCATTTACTACAGCTCCTAATACTGACGCTACCTATATTGTATCTCCTACCGTTAATTTTTCAGGAGATGGATCAGGCGCGTCTGGGTATTGCGAGATTTCTTCTAACGCAACAGCCAGCTTCTTTATTTCAAAAGTAAGAATAATAGATAGAGGATCAAATTATACGTATGCGACGGCTACAGTATCCGGTAATACTGGTGGGTATAGCGCAAATGTTTCCTTAAGAGTAGTTATACCTCCTAAAGGTGGTCACGGCACGGATGCTAAATCTGAACTAGGTGCAACATCAGTTGGAATAAGTGTTAAGCTTAGTAATACAGAAAACGGCTTCGTTTCTACTGAAAACGATTTCAGAGCAACTTATATTCTAAGAGATCCAAAATTTAACGATGTTACCTTTACTCTAGAAGACGCACAAGGTAGTTTTCTAGGTACAGAAAAATTATATCAAGTAGATTACAAATACCTTCGCGGATCGGTAGAAGTAACATCTTCAAACAACGAAGTAATAGGTACGCTTACTGAATTTGAAGAAGCTTTTAAAGTAGGCGATAAATTAATTATTAATGACCCTGTTCTGTCTTTTACCTATATCGGTGAAGTATCCTCTATTACAAACAACGAACACTTAACCGTTTCATCTAGTTTACCATTTACAACGCTTAATGGTGTAATCGCATACGCCTCAATAATAGCTGAAGGTACGCGATCAGGTAATTCTCTACCATACCTTACCGCTACATCAGTAGAACCAAAATTTAAAGTGGGTAAACGAATTATAGGAGGTACTACCGGGGCGTGGGCAAACGTAACCGCAATAAATGTTACCGGTAAAAATTATAATAGTTGGAACACGTTTGATAATAGGACCAGAATATCCTACACTTCCAACACCGGAACTATAGCAGAAGACACTCTAGTATTTCAACAATCACAGGCATTAAGCAATGCTTACTTTCATTCAAGTAATGCAACGTATGTTTTCTTAACGTCTGAAAAAGGAGTAATAAATGCCGATGTTGCTACTCCTTTAGTTTCAAGCACTTCAAACGCACAGACATATATACTAGGCACTGTTAAATACTCTCCTGATATTGTAAAAGGTACTGGAGAAATCATATACATAGAAAATAGAGCAGCTGTCTCAAGAAGTAATAGTCAGACTGAAACTATTAGAACTATATTAAACTTTTAGTAGGTCAAAAGAACAATGGCAATAGAAACTAATTTAAACGTTGCACCCTATTACGATAACTTTGACAGTGATGCAAATTATCATAAAATTTTGTTTCGGCCTGGGGTTGCTCTTCAAAATAGAGAACTTTTAGATATACAAAACCTTTCTCAACAACAAATAGAGAGGTTTGCTAATCACGTTTTTAAAAACGGTACAATTGTTGAAGGGGTAAACTTTGAGTTTATTCCAAAATATGATTTTGTTAAAATACTTGACACTCAAGTTGGGGGTATACCAGCCGTCCCGAGCGATTATGTTAACCTGATGGCTAAAAATAGTAGTAATGTCATAGCTCAAATTGTTAACTATAAAGATGGATTTGAATCACTAGACCCTGAAACAAACTATCTATATCTTCGCTACATTAATTCTGGTGACACATACGAATTATCCTCATTTTCAAACGACGATGTTCTTACTATCTACAGTGATAACTACAGCTTGTTTGATTTTACTATTACAAATGGTGCACAGAGCTTTTCTAACAATGACACAGCTGTTATTATTAGCCCGTTGCTGGTCAAGAGCAGTAACGTTGCGGTAGGAAGTGTATCGCAAACTGTCTCTAGTAACACTGCTAACGTGTACGTTATCGAGTCTAACACTACTTTTGGTACGATTACAATTAATGGTACGCAGTATAGTAATACAGAAGGTTATAAGATCCTTAAAGTAAGGCCTATTATTTCTGACCTTTCCAATGCTTCACTTACTGCTGCTAAATGGAGTATTTCTACAGGGTACTCTTTACTTCAAGGTGCTAACTCTGCTAACGTTGTTGCAATTATAGGTGCGGGTGCCACTGCTACTGTTACTACAGATACAAACGGTGTTGTTACTGATTTTTCTATTACTAGCGGGGGCAGCGGATATCAAGTTCTCCCATACGTTAATATTAAATCTTCTACAGGTACAGTTTCTGTGCTTGATATAACACCAGTTAATTACAAAGCAAAAGTAACTGTTGGAGGAAGTACTCTTACCGGGGGCACTACAACACCGGTAGGAAATGGGTACGCCTTTTCAGTATCGAGTGGAGTGATATATCAGAAAGGCTACTTTATTCAAGTAGATCCGCAAACAATAATTGTTAATGCGTACTCGAGCAATGTTCATAATGTAACGGTAGGATTTGTTACTAATGAGTCTGTAGTAAACAGTGCAGTAGATATTACTCTATTAGATAATTCCCTCGGTGCTCCAAACGAAAACGCACCTGGGGCAAACAGACTTAAACTCTCTCCTACTCTTGCCGTTGCCAACACCACTGATGCTAGCGGTAATAACTCATTCTTCCCGTTAGTTGAATTTAGAGAAGGCGCAGCATACAAACAATATAAAACATCACAGTATAATGTTCTTGGTCAAGAATTTGAAAGAAGAACGGATGAAACAAATGGTAACTTTGTTACCGATCCATTTATTATCTCTACTACTGAAAAATATAATTATAGTAATAATTCAGTAGATATTATTGTCGATCCCGGTCTAGCATACATTGGAGGAAAGAGGGTAGAGATAGAAGGTAATACAAGATTAAATTTAAGAAGAGCTGTTGATTTTAAAGTTCTCTCTAATCAAGCTACGAGTTTTAACTACGGTAATTATGTAAATGTAAATGAGTATGCCGGATATTTTGATCACGTTACGGGAACAACAGTGTCTTTATATGATACCGCAAAGCAGTTCGTAACGACAAAAGCCACAGTTATTACTCCTGTTGGCAACTCAATTGGTACAGCGCGAGTAAGATCAGTAATGTTTGAGTCAGGAATAGCAGGCACATCAGCAGCTCGATATAGAATGTATCTATTTGATATTCGAATGAATCAAGGCAAATCATTTACTCAAACTAGAAGTATGTATTTTACTGACGGTGCAAATTTTGGTATATGTGATATAATTCTTTCTGATGATCCTAACTCAGGAGAAGATGTAGCTCTTTTAAATGAAACCCTTACCACAGGCCTTGTTTATGGAACAGGTGCAAAAGCAGCTAGAAACGCAAACAACGTTAACTATAGAATTAGAACTACTAATAACTCTGTTAGTATTAGTACTACTGGTACAGTAACTATTACTTCCTCTGATGAATTTCCGTACGGTAATAACGTTACATTGTCTGCCGTACAGCGTAGAGATATTATTCTTATACCTAAAGCAAATTCAACTAGTACCAATACTATTATTAACATTGTTACTAATACAAGCAATGCTACGCTTAACGGTACAGGTCTAGCCGCACCGTTTGAAGTTGGTGATTATATAAAACTTTATAGTGCCGCAAACACAGCACAAACAATGTTTAGCACAGTTAAGAGTATTGAGTCATCCGGTAAATTAACTCTCGCTAATACTTGGACATATGCGGGCAAAAACTTTAATTATTGATTTAGGAGATGGTACAGTGCTAATCACACTTGCTTCCTCTGTAGCAGCTTATACAACATATACTGTTAAAAAAGTTGACTCGCAGGAACAAACTAAAACTATTAATAGGGGTGTACTTGTTAAGCTGAGTTTATCTAATAACGTTGCGGGTACAACAGGTCCTTGGTGTCTAGGAATTCCTGATGCGTTTAGACTAAACGCTGTTTATAAAGATTCATCATCAAGTGTTAATACTGGAAGTACAGATGTGACTCGATATTTCACTCTTGATACAGCCCAGCATCAAGATTATTACGGCCACTCACATCTTAGAATAGAGACAAGCACCGGACTTACACTTGCAAATACTGACTGGCTGTTAGTAGAATTAGATAGCTTTGGAATTAGCTCGCCAACTTCAGCAGGATACTTTTCAGTAGAATCATATGTAGTTGCATCAAATAATTCAAACCGAACTTCACTTGGTAACACTAGTATCAATATAATGGAAATACCAGAAATTATTACACTTGCTGGTCCAATATTTGATTTGAGAGATTCTTTAGATTTCAGGCCTCGTGTTATGTTAACGGCTACCGTAACTAGTACCCTAGCAAGCGCATCTATTAATCCAGCTAACACAATTAATCTAAACACTCAGGATAAGCTCTTTCCCGAGCCTAACAGTCTGTTGGAATATAATACCTCATATTATCAAACCCGAACAGATAGAATTATTTTAGATAAGAATGGTACAATAAGACTTATAGAAGGTGTCCCATCTGACGTATTTACCGCACCACCACTACCAGCTGGGGTTATTAATATAGGTACTATTATTGTACCTCCATATCCAAGCTTGCCTCTCGGTCTCTCTAAAAATTATCTTGATTTTACCATTACTAGAACCGGTAACGATCTTCAGAAATTTACAAAACTTGGGCAATATACTATAGCTGCGGAAACCAGCATCTCTAATGAGATTGTGCAACCAAGAGGTTACACAATGGAAGATATTGCCGAGTTGGATAGAAGACTTAGAACAGTAGAGAAAGCTGTTTTATCCTTGCAAGAGAGAGAGACTCTAGACATCTCTTTAATAAGTAGTAATGGAGGGCAAAGGTTTAAAAACTCAATTTTTGTTGACAGCTTTACTGACTATACGTTTAGTGATACCTCACATCCTGAGTACAGGTGTTATATTGATCAAAACGAAGGAGCATTACATCCCTTTACTGCATCTATTAACTTCCAAGCTCGCTTTAACTACAGCGATACAACTACATCTGACTGCTTAAGCCTTATAGAAGGAAGCGTGCAAAACGAGCCAGGGGTTGTTACTTTTGGAGAAGCAATTGCCACATTAGAAATTGACTCCGAGTATACTCTTATTAACCAGGCCAAACAAACATCAGCAATTACTACTACAGCACAGCCAGTAAAATTTGTTGGTGATATTGAGATATTACCCACTACATTTAAAATGTTGTTAGAAGTAGAAACTCAAGTTACTGATATGATAGTACCACCTCCCGAGCCGCAACCAGTAGTTGTAACACCGGCACCTACACCCGCTGATCCGTCACCAACACCGGTACCTACCGCTTCAGGTAAACGAAAAACAGTACCAATGAAATGGGTAAATCCTTTAAATCCAACAGGCGGCAGATCGCAAAAACAAAATGCTCTATCAATAAAAACATATGGGTACATAAATAAACCGCTATACCCACTTGGTTACAACCGTCGCTAATTAATAGAATTTGAGATAACCGCTAACTAAACAGGATAAAAAGTGTCAACAGAAAATACCATTAAAACAATTACTCAAGCCGTTAATCAAGGATTTGACATTAAAGTAAACGGGCTTAACGTTGACACGGCATTAAATGTCTATTACGATAATACATTAGTTGCTAATACAAGCTTAGAACCCCGTAACGGTAAAATAGGCGATGCGATTATTACAGATAAAAGTGGTCAAGCAAGATTTGTTTTTTACATAAAAGATTCATATGATGAACTTATCAATAAGCCAGAATCTCAGTTTATTTCTACACTAAATAATGATATTGGTGATAAAAAATTAGTAGTGGTTGATAAATCAAGTATATCTGCTAATAACCTACCTTCTAATTTTAAAGATATATCTAGATGTTATGCGGAAGTAACCGTTAAAAAGGCGTTTGATATAGTGTTTAGTGATATTAGAAATTATAGTGGTAGTAAAGAGAACGTCGGTACAAGAAAATTAACTATTATATAATAGGAAAAAAATGGCAGTCAAATTTAATAATACGCCTATAATTGGTGATCTTGCACAAACATTCTACGTAGATGCTGCTGCAGTTAAAGGAGCCACCCAGGTCTTTATTTCAAGTGTCGAGCTTTATTTCTTTACAAAGCCATACGATGAAAAATTAGGATTGGCCTCTTCAGCTCTTGTGTACGGAAATAATGCAAAATTAAATACTACTAAATCTACATCGCAGCTTTCCAAGCCCGGAGTATCTGTTTTTATTGTTCCAACTAAAATAGAAAATCAAATTCACGTACCAGATACTTCAAAACATTTAAATTTTGGACGATCAAGAGTAGAGTTTGATGATATTACATCAAGTGAAGATGGAAGTACATCAACAAAATTTACCTTTAAATATCCCGTCCAAGTCAATACTCAAACAACTTATGCTTTTGTAATTAAATTTGATGGGTCTGATGCTGCGTTTACATTGTGGAGAAATAAGATAGGTGAGACATTTACAGAAGTGTCCGAATTCGTATCTACAACAGGAGTGGCGAGGGGGGCGTACGACGGACATTTTTTCTATTTGACTAACGGTCTTTTGTCTGGTCCTAGTTCTGATACTGATTTAAAATTTAAACTTAATATTGCTAGATTTAATACTACATCTAAAACAATAAGCGCTGTAAATAGAAACTTTGAAATTATTTCGTATGATGGAGCTAATAAGACCGGGAATTTCATAGGCGGTGAGTATGTCTTTGCTAACACTGGCTACCCAGCAGCTCAGACTGTCTCTACATCGTCACAATCAAATTCAATAACTGGCTCTGGCACTACATTTCTTACAACGTTTACAGTAAACGATTTAATTGTTTTAAACTCTGGTACAACTAATTCTGTTAGAAAAATTACAGCAATTACTTCTGATACGGTAATGCGGTTAGACTTTAATGCACCGTTTACAAATGCAGTAGCAAAATATATGAAAGCGCCGTTAGCTAAGGTATGGGATTACTCTCCTACCGCCAACACATTAGTATTAATTGCTTCAACTGCTAATTCAACTTTTAACTTTAATCCTAACGCAACTGTTAATACGGTTATAGGTGTAATATCGGGTGCTTCTGTTAAACCAGGCGATATAGCTAGCTACCCTATTAACGTTTTTGAGCCTAATTTTATTATGGATACCCCACCAGGAACCACAGCAAATGTTTTTATTAAATTAGCTAACAGTACGTATAATACTATTGATACAGCATATAATGTAACATTATTTGACAAACATATCTTTAATCGATTTGGAGCTATGTTACATTCTAGAACTGATGAGGTTACTACAGGTTCTAGTTCTCTTTTAAATGGAAAGTCAGTTAATTTTTTAATTAATCTATCCACAGAAAACGAGTTTGTAACTCCGGTAGTAGAAGAAGAAAATTTGATCTTTAGTGTGGACAGAAGAATTATAGATGCTAATAATACAAACGAGCATGTGTTTAACGGTGGGCTTGCTAAGTCTAAGTATGTCGGCCGGTTCGTAGCATTAGAAAGTAAACAAACAGCAGAAGATATGATTGTATTTTTGAACGCATATCGCCCGTACGGCTCTTACATTGACGTATATGCAAAATTTTATAATAATCAAGATCCTGAATCATTTGATAGTAAAAATTGGTCTAAACTTGAAAGTGTTTCTCCTACTATTCTTTACAGCAGCCTGGACAACAAGACCGATGTCGTTACACTAGAATATAGAGTTCCTAATTTTCCAGTTGACGATTCAGCATCTCTTACCGCCGGTTCCAAACTAACCGGAACATTTACTGGAGTAGATGGTAACAGTTCTTTTGTTAGTGAGTCAAGTACTGTAGTGGATACTGAGATTGCCAATACAGATTTAGTAAGAATATACAACACATCTACACCAAATAATTCTCTAATTGCTGTTGTTACTTCGTCCAACTCAACATCATTTACTATAGATAAAGCACTAAATGTTGCTAATACTGTTTATGCTCCCTTTGTTACAACAGGGCTAGTAGCAGAAAAAGTTGTGTATAAAAATAGTGCGTTTAAAAATATTACACGTAGTGAAATCTTAAGGTACTATAATTATCAAAATGCTACTTTTGACGGCTACAATTCTTTCCAATTAAAGGTTGTTCTAAGAGCTGACGATACATATTTTTCTCCTATAGTATATGATATCAGAGGAATTGCATGTTCGGTATAGAAGATAGTGAAGGTAATTTTTTTAGAGATCCATTTTCTAAAGCTCTAATAAATACAAATAATAAAGAATTTGAGGAATTTATAAAGGCTCGAGATCAAAACAAAAAGTTAATAGAATTAGAGAATAAGGTAAACAATATGGGTGCGGATCTAAACGAAATAAAAAGATTATTAACTAACTTAGTAGATAAGAAATAATGTCAAGAACAGTTACACAAATAGATATTGCAACCGATACGTTTGCTACTTTAGTTAATAAGACAAACGAACTTACTGTTGCTCTCTCAACAGAAATTCTTACGGCCAGTAACACTACCATAGGCGCTAATACCTCTGGTAATACTAATGTGCTTGGCATCGTGCATGCTAATACGATAGGTGCAGAATTAATTAAAGGCGGTACATCTGGCAACACAGCTACTTATAGAACATTAGCAGTTGGTTTTGCCAACAGTACAGTTTCATCCAATGTTACAATAAACGGGTATGCTGCTAACGTATCTTCTAACAGCTTAAACATAACCGCTAATACAACTATTACAACAGGTACGGTTGCTGTTAATTCAGTATCTACTATTACTGGTAATACTCTACTAAAAGCAAACTCATCGGTAAGCACTATTTCTGTCTTTGCTAATACCACAGGCCATTACATAAACGCAGTTGCTACCGACGCGGTAGTCAATGCTGTTTCTACTACACTTTATTCAAATACTACTATTGTAGTTGGTGATACAGCTCTTAGAGGTTATAACACCGCCAATACGCTTGTACTACAAAGTAATAGTACTGTATCTAATCTGACCGTCAATACCTCTTCTATTACTATTGGAAGTAATTTAAGCTTAACCGGCACGCTTCATCAAATAACTGGTAACGTTAATTTTGCCGCTAATACACTCTTTATTGATAGCGTAGCCGGACACGCTGCTTTTGGCCATAACACACCAACCTTTCCAGTACACGTAAAAGAATCTAACACAACACACTCTCTAGCATCTTTTGAAAACTCTGCATATAACGCTCAAATAGAAGTTACAGCGGCCTCTGGTGACGGAAACGGTAATACATCTATAATTAAATCCGGTAATAATAATCACTTAAAGTTAGTTTCAGAGCACGGTGATGGAGGCTATATTTTTATAGCTGCAAACGGTAATATCGGGGTACAAAATAGTACTCCAACGTACCAGCTTCACGTTACTGGTCAGGCTTACATTTCAAGTAATACTACTATTGATGGGAGCATTGATGTAGAGGGCGAAGCAATATTTGCTAACAGCATTACCTTCTCTGACAGAGTCTCTTTAGTTTCTAATACATCTAATGTTATTCATACGGATACAGTTACTGGGACTTTAGTGGATACGTTCGCAGTAGCAACATATCAATCAGCTAAATATACCATAACAGCGCAGGACAATACTACCGCAAACAATATATTGATGACAGAAATTAATGCGGTGTTTGGAAATCAGCTGGTTTATACAACTGAGTATGGTACAGTTTATACAACCGGATCAGAGTTCGTACAGTTCAGTGCTAATGCAAATACAACACATGTTAGATTATACGCAACAGCGTCTGCCTTGGCTACAGCAAATAATATTAACTATAAACTAGTGAGAACTACTACTAAATAACATAAAGCCATTAGCTAGTGGAAAGGGAAACTAGTGTCAGACACGCAAAATTTTAGAGTCAAGAACGGTCTTGACGTAGTAGGATCATCCTCGTTTGCTAATTCAGCTACCTTTTCAGGTAACGTTAGCATATCCGGTAACAACAGCCTTGTAATATCTTCAGCCAATAATAATGTATCTGCAAATATTGCAGGTAAGATGACTGTTGGAAATACGGTTACTATTACAAACGGCGGCCTTAGCGTAACTAATTCTAGCACATGGGGCATTTTAGTTGCAAATGGTGGCTTAAACGTTGCGGCAGGTGCAGTAAAGTTAACGGTAAACAATAGTACCGTATCGGTTACTGGTGATCTTTTAGTTACAGGTAACACAGTTATTACCGGTGCGATAGAAACTGAAACCACAAGCCTTCTTTTAAATTCAGGAATTGATCCCGGCGACTCACCATCGTCTAATGTAACAATTGGCGTTAACAGAGGCAATCAAGCCAACGTGTTTATGTTGTGGGATGAAACCACAAACACTTGGAAATATACTAACGACGGTACTTACTACTTTCCGCTTAGATCATACAATCATATGGTCTACAGCTTTAATACTAATGCTGATGTATCTGTTACACCCGGTGTCGGTAAGATTAAATTTAATGATGCTGTCTATTCATTAGCTAATACCATCACAGTATCAGTACAGGAATTGGGTACAACTGATATTAGTGAATTTTTAAAGATACTTGATAATACAGACAGTACCCCTAAAGCTATTTTAACTTTTAGATCAGCTGAAAATCCAACCAATTTTGTTACTTTTAGCCTTGACAGTAGTATCAACGTTGTATCTAATACACTCTTTTATTCTTTCCCCGTAACACATCTAGTAACAAGTGGATCTAATTTTGATGCAAACGAAATTATCTTCCTTGAGTATTCCATAGGGGGCCAAAAAGGTCAAAAAGGAGAGAAGGGTGAAAAAGGTCAAAAGGGCGAGCGCACATCTAATGCTGTCTACACTGATGCAAATAATACAGTAACGTTTACAAACTCTGACGGAGCAACGTTTGACATCAACGGTGTTAAAGGACAGAAAGGTGAAAAAGGTCAAAAGGGCGAGGTAGGTGAAATTGCAAACGCAACCTACACCGATGCTAATAATACTATAACGTTTACAAATCAAAGCAGTAGCACATTCACTGTTACTGGAGTTAAGGGTGATAAAGGAAGCAAAGGGGATCGGGTAAATAGTGCTTCTTATACTGACGCCAATAACACTATTATATTTACAAACTCTGATTCTTCTACGTTTGATGTCAATGGAGTAAAAGGTCAGAAGGGTGATTCTAGAGGCATATTTTATACCTTTAATACAGCTACTACAGAGTCAGGTTCTGTTCCTCCAGCATCTTCTTTAATATTTAATAACTCTACTCCTACCAGTGTTACTGCTATTACTATTAGAAGTATAGACCGTGAATCTGTAAACAATCAAGCTTATTTTGAATACTTTAATAATTATGGTAATACCACTAATAAAGGCTTTATTACAATTAGAAACGTTGCTAATACAGCGCAGACAGTTATCTATAATATTGCTAACGTAGTAAGTGCCGGTCAAACAACAAATAAGCAATTTAACGTTAATGCTGTAGCAACTGGCTATGATAGTCAGTTTCCATCTGGAGCTGTACTTGCTTTAGAGATAGGGCCAGCGGGTACTAAAGGTGAAAAGGGTCAAAAAGGTGAGATAGGTGAGAAGGGCGAGAAAGGTGAGAAGGGTCAAAAAGGAGAACGGACTTCTAACGCTCAATACTATGATGGTAATAACACAATTATATTTACTAATTCTGATTCATCAACGTACAATGTAACTGGTGTTAAAGGTCAAAAAGGCGAACGCGTTTTTTCTGCTGTTTATACCGATGCAAATAACACTACAGTATTTACTAATTCAGATAGTTCTGTATTTCACATTAATGGGCTTAAAGGTCAGAAGGGCGAGCGAACCTCCAATGCCGTTTATACTGACGCAAACAACACTGTTGTATTTACAAACTCTGATTCATCAACGTATAGTGTTACCGGTGTAAAAGGTGTAAAGGGTGAGCGAACATCAAGTGCTGTCTACACTGACGCTAATAACACAATTGTATTTACTAACTCCGATTCTTCAACATACAACGTAACTGGTGTTAAAGGTGAAAAAGGTCAGAAGGGTGAAGTTGGCGAAGTAGCTAACGCCGTTTATACTGATGCTAATAATACTATAACGTTTACAAATCAAAGTAGTAGTACATTTACTGTAAACGGTGTTAAGGGTCAAAAAGGAGAGCGTACTTCTAACGCCGTGTATACTGACGCTAACAATACTATTGTATTTACTAACTCTGACTCATCTACTTACGACGTAACAGGGGTTAAAGGAGATAAGGGCCAAAAAGGTCAAACTACCCTATACACTGTAGCATCCGCATCAAACACATCATCAGCCAATGTTCAGCTGAATATTACCAGCGGTGATGGATCTAATGCTGAGATCAAGATATTAGGATCTGGACTTACGACCGTAAGTTCTGACGGTTCAGGTAATATTACAATTACCGGTGCCACTCCTAATACATTCAATACCCCTGTAGTGTTTAATGACTACATTGATATTGAGGGTGTACAAGAAGCAGTCACCGAGCTTGCTACCCCTGCAGGTACGGTAGCACTCAATACACAGTCAGGCTCTCTATTCTACGTTACAAGTCAATCTGCTAACTGGACGGCCAATTTTACTAACGTGCCTACCACTTCAGGTTATGCAGTAACTGCAGTGGTAATTCTAGTTCAAGGTGCAGTTGCGTATGGACCAAGTGTGATTCAGGTTGGTGGTGCCTCTCAAACGGTTAAATGGTTAGGAGGGTCATCTCCTCCCTTTACTGCAAACAAGATAGATATCCTATTCTTAACATTTTATAGAATAGGATCCGCCTGGACAGTAACAGGACAACTTAATCCTTACGGTTAATCATTATGGCTTTAACATCACAAGGCTCACAATCAGCCTTTAAAACACAAATACCTATCTATACTTCAACGTCAATTGGACAAGGAAAGGCTGCCTATGCTTATTCTAATGGAAGTATTACAGGAGTAGCTGGAGGGGGCATCACCTATACAGCAGAAGGACTACCTGCCGGTCTATCTATAAATGCATCTACTGGAGCTATTACTGGAACACCCTCTGTTTACGGTACCTTTAATTTTACATCTTCTATAGCTATTTCTGGTACAAATATTAAAAGATCAAACACCCACAGTATAACCATTATTCCAAACACCCCAGAAATATTTCCAGCTAGCACAACAGTATCATCCGGTGAAACAAATACAAGTAAGTCTGTAACTTTCTCTGCATCTGAAGGTGCAACCATATCAATATCATCAGGAAGTTTTCCCGGACTCACATTTACTAATTCAAACGCAAACACTGCTACTTACTCTGGCACTCTAGGTGTTAATGGAGCATACAATGTTACTATACAAGCAGTAGCTCCTGTTACAGGTATTACGGTTACAAAAACATACTCCATAACTATTACCCCTAACACACCAACAATATCCGGTAATGTAGGCACAGTAAGCGTGGTTGGAAGTACTACGCCCTCCTCTTTTACAGTTTCTGCTAATAAAAATGCTAATCTTTTATTAACATCTGGTTTTCTGTCTGGTGTTACCTGGACTAAAGCTAATACTACTCATTATACTGGAACCGGCCTTGTTGCCTACGCAGGAACGTACACTGTAAATTGGCAAGCTACCGCCCCTATATCTGGTATTGTAACTACTGCTACTAGTACATTTGTTGTAACTAAGCCTTCTTTTACCGTTTTACGACTATCTGCATCAGAAGCTTCTTATACTGTACCAGCCACTATTACAAGTTTTAATCTAATGTTGTGTGGGGGAGGTGGCAAAGGTGGAGTTACTACTGCAGTTAACAACGCACAATGGGGTGGAGGAGGTGGAGGTGGAGGGTTTTTATGGGCGAGAGGTTATCCCTGCAGTGCAGGAGATATTCTTACTCTTTATGCAGGTGCTGGAGGCTCGGCAATGGCAACTACAAAGGGGGGGTATTCAGAAAGTGGTCAAGCAAGTTATATTAAAAAGAACGGTGTTATAATTGCAAGCGCCGGCGGGGGCGGTGGAGGTCAATCAGTTTCAAACAACACCGTAGGTACAAATAATTATACTCCACCTGATTCTGCAGGAGGAGCAGGTGGTAGCACAACTATTGTTACCCCCACAGGGTCGTTCTATTTTCAAGGTGATCCTCCTTATGCATCCGCTGGCTACCGAGGAGGAAACGGAGGAACAGGAGTTCCAGCTTTATCTTGGAGAGACTCTCTTACGCAAAAATCAATTTCAGGAGGAGGGGGAGGAGGCGCAGGAGGACCGGCGGGAGTAGGCGGCACCGGTGCTACCTTTAACAAAGGAAATGCCGGTACTGGATTGTACCCGGTAGCTCCTAACGGAGGTACCTCTGGAGCAGCTGGAGGTGCTTTTGGAACTGCGTATGATTTTGGTACTCGTGGAGGAAGCGGTGGAGGTGCTAAAGCAGGCGGCGCAGGATATTCAACTGCTACTTATAATAATAGTCAAACTCAGGGAGCAGGCTACGCAAGATTTTTTGCCAATGGAGCATTTCAAGCACCTTCAGTTTCAACTAATAGCTATATGGATGGTGCCGGTGCGGATTCTTATGGTAAAGGCTCAGGAGGAATAAACAGCGCTACAAACCCTCCAGGCGGCACTTCAGGTTTTGCTGCAATAAGTTGGGGTGAAAATCCTAGAGACTTCCCCAACGCATCAGCTTAATTAATTACGGGCATAAATATACATATGGCAGCTAAAGCAAACATAGTTATAGATCAAGGTACCACTTACGAAACTACTATCACCCTTGCGGATGATTCAGGGGTTGTGTATGATCTTACCGGCTATACAGGGGCTGCCCAGTTAAGAAAGCATTATACGTCTTCTAATAGCGTAGCATTTACTGTTTCTGTAGTTGCAGCTAATGGTGAAATTACGTTAGGGCTAACAGCAAATGCAACAGCTAACCTCACCGCAGGAAGATATGTTTTTGATGTTGAAGTAACTCAAGCTAATACCAGCGAGGTGTTTAGAATTCTTGAAGGTATTGCAACTGTCACTCCTAATGTAACGAGATAGCATGGCGATTACAGCAAGAAATAACAAAGGTATTGTAGTTCAGGTTAGCGTAAGTAACTCTGGTAAAATACAAACCACTACACCTATTACGCTTAGAAATACAACAGGTGTGGGTGCAGCAAAATTAAGATTGGAAGACTTGATTAACATTACTTCCTCAGGTGTGCGCTTGGATGGACAGACAGTTGTATATAATGCTAATACTAACTCGTACGAAATTAAAGCCGTGCAACTAGATGGAGGAGAATACTAACCTATAGAATGAACTGATATGAAAATTGTTGTCATTAATTTAGAACATAGAACAGATCGATTAAAGTTTATGAGCGAACAGCTCAAAGATTTTCAATGGTCGCGCTACAATGCCATTAATGGGCATAACACTTCTCTAGAACAATTCAAAGCAATGGGGTTTGAGCCATTTAGAAAATGGATTGATCCTATGCTTGGTCGACCTCATACCCTTACAGATATAGCAGCTATGGCTTCTCACTTCTTAGTGTGGAGTGATTGTGCTGTAAATAACGAGCCAGTTCTCATTCTCGAAGACGATGCAAGACTTGTCGGTAATCTTAATTTGAACGAAGTAGAGAGACTTTTACATCATAACGACATAGTCTATCTAGATCATAAAGAAATGTTTACAGGTCAAAATTTGGATGATAGATTTGTAAAGCCATACTACCCGTATTGGAATGATGCTTACGCCATATCGCCTGATCTAGCAAAGAGGATAATTAAATCAAAGTATAAAGAAAACTTAATACCTGTTGATGAATTCTACCCGCTCATTAACGGTGTTAACTATGATAAAACTTGTCTATCTAACAATAGAATTATAAAGGATAACTTTAAGCAACTGCAAGAATTGTTTAGTGAGTTAATTCCTATTAAATCTATAGCATACAAAAACCCTGTTTTTAACCAAGTATCTCGTTCTATACTTGGTTCTGATATTGAGAACGGACCAAAAATAAGCGAGGAAAAAATGGAAACAACCGAAACATTTAACATGGAATACACTACACAGAATGATCCAATAATGCATATTTTTACTGTTGCTACTGATAGTAAAAAAATAAAATATCTATCCTTAAGTAGTACTTTCTTTAATATTAGCTACAACAACCTTGGTGAAGGTATAGAATGGACCGGTGGTGATATGAACCACCCGGGTGGGGGACAAAAAATAAATTTAGTAAAGTTAGCTCTAGATGCACTTCCAGAAAATGATATTGTACTTTTTGTTGATGGCTACGATGTGTTTTTGAATGAGACATCAGACACTATTAAAAAACGATTTATAGAAATGAGAGGCGATATAGTAATAGCAACTGAGAAGACCTGCTGGCCAGACAAATCCCTATCTCAATTCTTCACTGAAAGCCACACTGATTACAAATATCCTAATAGTGGGTTATACATTGGATATGTAAGCGCGTTAAAAAAATTGTTTGATAAGCCAATTAAAGACAATGAAGATGATCAGCTTTACCTACAGAAACAAATTTTAAAATCAAAATTAGATGATGTAAATGTAGTATTGGATTATGAAAACTATCTTTTTCAATGTCTTGCTGATTCGTTTAGTGACGTTCAAATTAATAAATCCAAACAGCTAGTAAATACCAATACAAAATGTTGCCCTTGCATTGTTCATGCAAACGGTGGTGAAAAATCTATTGCCAAGCTTGATGAGCTTATTACGGCTATTGTAGCTAAACCGCAATCAACCAATAACTATGGGTTTCTTACAGACGGACAACTGGAAGTAATTGCTCCTGATATCTTAGAAATGAATTTTATGACGCCTGACGCATGTGCCAAGCTCATTGAGGTCGCAGAAGCAAATGGTAAATGGCAATCTATGTACGGTGATAAGTTCCCCGGGCAAGAAATAAGAGTGCGTGAATTTTCTATGGCATTTTGGAATGCGCTAGACGAACATTTTAAGAACGTTATTAATCCAGCCATTGAAAAATACTGGTTTCCACTTCTAATGTACGGTCTAAGAGATGCCTTTATTATTAAATATAACCCAGAATCACAATCTAATCTTAAATGCCATCACGATGCATCTTTAGTATCAGGAATGGTTAAATTAAACGATGGTTACACTGGCGGAGAAACACATTTTTACCGACAGAATACCAGTAATATAAATACAAAAGTAGGGAAGATGATTCTATGGCCAGGACAAGTAACACATGGGCATGAAGGTCGAACGGTACATACCGGCACGAAATACAATTTAGTTATTTGGACGTCCCGTCATAGAGGAGATATTAATTACTAACAAAATTGTTAGGATGGGCCTCGGCATATGCCTGATTCAAATAACAGTGTTTACCAACACAAACGTTCCTCTGTTCCTGGAAAAGTACCTGAAGCTGAAGACTTACTAGTCGGCGAAATAGCGGTAAATTTTCCAGATAGACTCCTTTATACTAAAGACGGGTCTAACACCGTCATATCAATCGCAGGCGATAAAGGCACAAAAGGTGATGCCGGCTCCAAAGGCGATCAAGGACCTCAAGGTGCGGTTGGAACTAAAGGAGATGTTGGTCCACAAGGCGACAAAGGCAATACAGGCTCATCCGGAGATAAGGGCGAAAAAGGCGGTC